ATGCAGATCCGCGACGTGAACGCGACCGGGAAGCGACACAGCAAGCGCACAGTTTACGAGGATCGCAATCCGTTATTTCTTCGGCAGTCGGGAGCTGATGCGATGCTAAACACTTGGCGGACGTGGCAATTCGCTCAATCGCTATCCGCGCGAACGGTTAATGAGCGCATCGACACGGTCCGCCGAATGTCCGAATGGTGCGGCGTCGCGCCTGAACACGCGCAGGTCGAAGACATCGTCACCTGGCTAGCCGAAGGCGGCACCTGGATGCCCAACACCCGGTGGACCTACTGCACCGCACTGCGCGCATGGTTCCTCTGGCTGCAAAAGACCGGGCGTCGCGTCGACAATCCGATGGTGATGATCGACTCCCCCAAGCGCGCCAAGGGCGTGCCCCATCCAGTCAGCAACAAGGACGTGCAACGGCTGCTCGTCGTGAGGGCCCGACGCCGCACCCGGGCAATGCTGGCACTCGCCATGTTCGAGGGATACCGCGTGCACGAGATCGCCAAAACGCGGGGCGAAGACTTCAATCTGATCGACCGCACCGTGACGGTCACCGGCAAGGGCGGGTTCACCGCGACACTCCCCCTGCACCACCGTGTGCTCGAGATCGCCTACCAGATGCCCCGCAAGGGCTACTGGTTTCCCGGCGCCGACCACGGCCACCAACGCCGCGAATCCGTCTCCCAAACGATCAAAGACGCCATGGTCAGAGCCAGCGTCACTGGGTCAGCGCACTGGTTGCGGCATTGGTTCGGCACGGCGCTGCTTGAAGCAGGCGTCGACATCCGGATGGTGCAGACCTTGTTGCGGCACCAGAACCTCGCCACGACGGAGATCTACACCAAGGTGTCGGCCGCGCGCTGCGCAGCAAGCATTGACCTCCTCGACCCGTTCCGTGTCGAGCCGGCGGTCGAGCTGACCGCGGAGATGCGTCGCATCGTCGATGAGTATTGCGGCCCTGATGGCGACGACCTCGATCTGCCCGATACCGTGGCCGCAGCGTGAACGGGCGGCTACAGTCCAGCGCCATGGGGCTTGACGAGGGGGAACCCACGGCGGCCGGTGAGCCGATACCGACCACTGAGTTGGACCCGGCCAAGGCTGCCGGCGTCGAGCCGCTGGCCTACAGCGCCGAGCCCGACACCGTCGACTACGAGAAGCTGTGGGATGACGCCCCGACGCGGCGGTCCTGGTGGCTGCCGGCGACGGTGTTCATTGTTGCCGTGGCGGTGGCGGGAGTCATCGGGCTCAGCATCGCCAGGAACTTCGCCACCGGAACTGAGCAGCCCGCGCCGGTCGAGCAGCCTAAGCCGGAATCCCTGACCGTCCCGGCCACGGCCCCGAACGGCACTTACCGGCTCACGTTCGACCTAGCGAACGCGACGATCAGTAAAGACGACGGCGCTCCAAAGCCGGTCAAGGTCGACCGCGAACCAATCTCGACGTGGTCGTTCACCACCTCGTGTACCGCCACGGAGTGCATTGCGTCCGGCAGGTCGCTCAACGATATCGAGCAGATCGACGCGCGGTCGGTAACCGAGGATGTCATGCACCGCAGGGATGACGGAGCGTGGGAGTCCGTGAAGCCGCACCTGAGGGACACGTGCACTGACGGGTCAGAGTTCGGGTCTACGTGGACGGTGTGGACGCCGGTGTCCGCGCAGTCGGCGGACCAGTTTCGCGGCGTCGAGATCGGGATTTTGCGCATCCTGCCCGGTGGTGGCGCGTGCAGCAGTGAGGGCGGCAAGTATCGGGTTGAGACCCCGTTCACCGCCACGCTCGTCGGGGCGTCGACCCTGCCGCCATTGCCGCAACCGCCGGCGGCGCCGCCGGTCACCGTGACCGCGACGCCTCCACCACCGCCGCCCACCGTGACCGTGCCCCCGCTGGCCACTCCCCAGGCGCGGATCGCCGAACCGATCATCTGCTCACTGCACAACGAGTACCCGCAGATGCAGCCGGGGGACCTGGCATTGACCCTGGTCGACCGCGGTATCTACAACACCTACGACGAGGCATCGCTGGTCGTCGGCCTGGTGCTCAAAGACGGCTGCCACGGCATCTAAGGAACCACCGAGAGGGAGATGGCCCATGCGAACACTGATGATCGCCGCCGCTGCCGTCATCGCCGCGCTGGCGTTGGGCACCGGTATCGCTCACGCCGACGAGCCCGCCAACGATCCGCACATGCCCAACCTTGCCGCCGGCAAATGCGTCAACACTCCGACCGCCATGGGTATGGTGAACCGCTGCATGGGGGAGCCGTACCCGGACGGCACCTATTGGATGGAGACGCAGTGGATGACGATGCTGCCGGTCATCGGGCCGCCGTGGCAGCAGAACGGGGTGCACTGCGTGACCGGTGACATGAACTTCACGAACGCTGCGCCGGCGGGCGGGTGCGGCGGGGCGGTCTGACCTCGCTCGTGGTGGTGCCCCCGGAGGAGAGGTCCGGGGGCATCGGCGTCACCGTAACCCGGGCTGTCAGCCCGGGGCCAGTCACCCCGGGGGTCAGAGGTTGCGCACCGCGGCCGGACCGGCCAGCACGGTGCAGTCGGCGGCCAGCGCTGGCCCGTAGGTGATGGAATCGCAGGCCCGGCAGCACCACGTGGTATGACCCCGACCGCAAGAGCACGCCCGGTGCCCGACCAGAACACGGTTGGGGCCGAGCTGGTGCCCGTTCAGGCATTGGGTCGGGGCGACCAGCATCCAGCGGCCATCGGCGAGCGGGACGAGATCACCAACAGCAGCCATGGCCGCCAGTGTCCCACCCCGGAACGACGAAAAGCGCCCCCGACCATTACGGCCGGGGGCGCTTCCAGTACGTGAGGTAATTCAGCGGGTCACCGCGGCTCGGCCAGACGCCGAGTAGGTGCGCGGCGAGGTACAGCACGACGCCACGGGTGAGCCACGGCCGCTGCTGGTGGTAGCGGGCCGCTCCCGCCGACAGGGTCTGACCAGCCGGGCACGCGACATCCCAAGCGAGCACGCCGGCGGCCACGGCCAGCCAAGCGCGGTCAGCCGGCCGGAGAATCACCACGCTGCTGGCCTAGCTGGTTGTTGATGGCCCGCCACAGCGACGCGTCGGTCTCGATCGAGCGCTGCCGCTCGTCGTGTAGCTCCTTGCTCACCCCGGTGAGGTCGGAGCGTAGGCCGGTCATATCCGCGCGGACACCGCTCATATCGGCACGCATCCCCCCGATTTCCCGCCCTTGCGCCATCTGCCGTTCCTGAATGTCGCGGGCGATTTCGCGGATCTCGCTGAGACCGTCGTGGGTCGCGCTGGCGGCGTCTCTGGCGGTGTCGAGGTCGTCGCGCAGATTCGTTTTGGACGCCTGGTGATCGTTGACGGTCTGCTCGTGCACTTCGTTGATCTTGCCCACGGCGGCGCTGACTTCCTTGCGGGTGGCGGCGATCTCTTGGCGGGTGGCCTTGGCGTGGTCGCGATCGGCCTTGAGGTCCATCCGAATTTTGATGAGGCCGCCGACGATCGGGGCGACGATGAACAGTCCGTATCCGGCGAGCTCGATGAGCGTGGTCGGCAGCCCGGTCATGCGCTGCGCCCGGCGAAGCGGGCCACGAACTCCGGTGCCGCCCCGGCCTTGGTGGCCCGGATGAAGCTAGCGGTACCGGGATTGCCCTTGCCGGCGGCGGCCAGGCACCGGCAGAACTCGGCCAGCGCGCCGACGCCAGCCCCGACCAGCACCGCGCGCCAGTCGATCTCATGGGCGTACGGCACTGACACCGGTATGGCGACCAGGGCGCCGCCCCCGGCCGCCGAGACGACGCGCTCCACCACGTCGGCCCAGTAGGTGACGGTGAAGATCGAAGGGGTGGGGTCGGGTGCGGCGTGGGCCATTTGACAGTTCCTTTCGAGTAGCGACAAAGGTGCTGGTAGCGGGCAACTTTCCGGGGATTCCGGACGGTTGGTCGTTTAGAGCTGGTTTCGAGTAGGTCAGGCGGCGAGAGCGAGCTGATCGCGTGCCCAGTCCAGGCCGCCGGTGATGTCGAACGGGTCGTAGTGCGGGTTCGGGCGTGCCCCGAGGAACCCGACGCCCGAAACCATGGCCTGGAAGGCACCCATCACGTAGTCGACGGGAACGGTGAACGCCGCGGCGATCTGCGCGCAGACCGAGAACGGGTTGCTGAAGATGTCGCCGCGGCCGATGGCCAAGTACAGCGCGGCCTTGATCTGGCCCGCGATGCCCGGCTCGTTGTCGGCGAAGATGTCGCCGCGCCGGTAGACGTTCATGACCGGGAACATCGGCTTGATGCCCAACAGGTCAAGTCGGGCGATGGGCTCCATGCCCGCGTTCTCCGGCGGGCCGGCCTGCGCGCGGGACCACGGCGCCACCGCCCCCTTGTCTCGGGATGGGTTGCCGTAGAGCAGGAACCCGAGGCAGTCCTTCGCGCGCCAGGCGAGATCACCGTCGGTCAGGTGGTGGATCAGGAAGTCCGTGGCGATCATCGCGCCCTGCGAGAAGGCGAACACGAAGAACGGCGTGCCGGCCGGGAACTTCACGCCGTCGTCCTGCACGGTCTGGCCGACCCGTCGGGCCAGCTCGATCTCCCCCGAGAGGTTGTCGAACGGGATCGCCCCGTTGTTGTAGCCAGTGGGGCGGTGAATCACCCGCCCTTCCTTTTCAAGGATGGCGGCGGTGTCGGCGGCCGGACCGCGCCACATGTCCGACAGGTGCCCCTCGACGGTGAACGCCAACGGCAGCAGCTTCGTCGTGGGCTTGACGAAGCCGGTCGCCTTCTGGGTATCCCAGTTGAAGACACCGCGGGTCTCCGCGGTGGTCGGCACGCCGTAGTAGTCCTGCAAACCGGCCACGACGTCGGCAGTGGCCTGGTCGTAGGTGCCGGTGGCGACCAGCCAGCCGGCGCGGTTCGAGTATTTGCGGGCCAGGAACGACTGTATCTCTGCGACTTTCGGATCAACGTCGCCGAGCCCCCAGCCGATCCACTCACCCGCCCCGTCGCGCATCAGGCACCGGCCTTGCGGAGGTGCGCCGCCAGGCCGTCCCGGACGGTCAGCTCTTGCCCACTGTCGTTCTTGCCCATCGATGAGGCCGGTCCCCAGATGTTGGGGCCGAGCTGTTGCTTGATCCAGCGCACGCCGTCGAGCAGTTCGTGTTGCTCGGCGGGCGTGAGGTCGTCGAGTGTGGGCATGGGTTCCTCCGGTGTGGTTGGGGTGGTGTTGAATTCGCCGTTCATGGCCTTGGTGATCTCGCCGCGGAACCAGTCCATGTCGAGGTTTCCGGGGTCCCATTTGCCCTGCCGGAAGCCGGCGGGCCCGAATTTCGCCCACTCCTCGTGCGAGATGTTGTGGGACGCATCGACACCCAGATATGCCGAGATCGCGGCGCCGGTGTCGCGCATGGCGACAATCTGGGCGTCTGGCCAACGCTCCCGCGTCTGGGTCGCTTCGGTGAGCGAGGCGTCGGACGGCCAGGCGCATTCGATGCCGATGGTCAGGCCGTTGGCGTTGTCTGTCGGCAGCCCGGTCCAGGAGCCGCGGCCGGCGTGGTTGCACGGGCCGACGGCGACGATGGTCACGGTGCCGTCCGGTGCGATGTGCAGCTGGGCCAGCGGGCCGGCCAGGTCGGGGCGACCGTTGCGGATGGACTGTGCGGACTCTCGGGCGTTGCCGGTGTGGTGCCAGATGACGCCCCAGATGCGGCCCATGGTTCCGCCGACACCGGCGTCCTTCCAGCCGGGCAGGGTTTTGAGCCGGTCGCCGAGGGCGGGGCGGAGGACGTCTTCAAGCCAGGTGGGGTCGCCGGTGGGCGGGGTTTTGGCGGGCATGGGGTTCGCCTTTCGTAGGTAGCGGCGGGCATTGCGGTAGGGGCCGGCGGCGTCGATGGGAACTTCGGCGACGGGCCGGCCCGCGGTGGATGCGTGGATGACTTGGCCAGCACCGGCATAGATGCCGACGTGGCTGGCGTTCGGGTAGTAGGCGATGACGTCGCCGGGCTGAAGGTCCGCGCGAGCGACCGCGACACCGCCGTCGGCTTGCTGCTGGCTGGTGCGCGGCACAGCGATCCCGGCCCGGGCGAACGCCCAGACCACCAGGCCCGAGCAGTCGAAGCGGTCCGGACCGACCGCACCCCACGCGTACGGGCTGCCGATCCGGGTGCGGGCCGCCGCGACGACGTCCGTGGGCTGGTCGGCGTTAGCCATCGGCGCGGCGAAGAGCCACGCGGTGATGGCCAGCGCGGCGAACGCGCGCACCATTCCGGTCTCCGTCGAGGTCGGCCAGGGCGCAGTCGGCCATCGTGGCCAGGGCAGCAAAAAGGCCCGCCGCAGCGAGCCCAATCAGTACCCCGGCCACCATGGCCGCCAGATATCTCACGGCATTTCGTCCAACCCAGGCGGATACTGCGCGGTGAAGAACGTGCCATCGCAGAGTTCGACAGCCAGGTCGCACATCGCTTGGAGAGCGGCCGGCCGATCCGCTGCCGTCCGATCCGGCTGCCCATCCGCAGCGATCGTCCACACCCCATCAGCACGGCTAGCCGTGACCATCGTCGCGCCGTCGGCGTTGTCCACCAGCGTCATCAGATCACTGTTGAGGGCCACGATCTGGCCCTTCGTACGTACCTGGAACATCAGCCCATCACCCCATCACCGTCGGAGTGACGTCGATAGACCCGTTGGTGCCGGCCACGATGACGTCGCCACCCGCGAACCGGTCGGAGCCAGCGAACGTGCCCGACGACACCGCCGACCAGATCCCGCCGCCCTTGATGGTGCCCGCGGCAACCGGAATGTTCACCTCGGAGCCGGTGTAGACGAACCTGCCCAGGCCAGAGTTCCAGGCGCCGGCATTCCAGGTGGTCTGCTTGCGGGTGATCCCGGCGGCCTCATCGCTGCCGGTGATCTGGGTGGAGCCAGCGTCAGTGTGCAGGCTGATGTAGGCGCCAATGTTCTTGACTGCCGTAGCCGACGCTTGGTGTGTTGCGTTGGGTAGTCCCATGATTGGGCATTCCTTTCCTGTGTTACCTGAATTCGAGAATGGTGGAACCGAACCCGCCGGTACCGCCGCTGCCGCTGCCGTTTCGGCCGCCACCGCCGCCACCGCCGCCACCGGCACCGCCGCCGTTACCGCCGTTGCCCTGCGAGGTGGTAGTGCATCCGCCGCCACCGCCGCCTGTGCCCGGGGTTGTTGCGCCGGAACCGTCGCTCTGGCCGGCGGTGCCGGTGCCGCTGCTGCCTCCGGGGCCGCCGACCTTGCTCGGGACGGCACCGCCGTCGCCGCCGCTGTAGCCGCCGGAGATTCCACCGCCTGCACCTCCGCCGCCACCGGGGCTGGCGCCGCCGTTGTTGTCCGCGGCGTCCGACGCGCTGGAGCCCTTGGTCCCGGCGGTGCCCGCGGTCCCGTTAACGGTGGTTGCCCCAGAGACGTTGGTAGACGCAGTTCCGCCAGAACCGGCCGCGCCGACGACACCGCTGGAGGTACCCGTCCCGCCACCGTTGCCGCCGTTAGCGCGAGCTGTCACCGAGCCGGAGGTGAACACCGCGGCTGTGCCGGCGCCGGAGGTGTTCGCGGTGAACGCTGCGGTGACGGAGTACGTCGAGCCGAGCAGGCCGACGGATTGCCAGCCTGTATCGACGTAGCCGCCACCACCGCCACCACCGCCACCACAGGCGTTGGAGTTGAACGCGGCACCGAATCCATCACCACCGGCACCGCCTTGGCCCCGGCCGCGGAAGCGCCACTCTGTTGCGCCTTCGGGCACAGCCTGATTGGTGCGGGCGGTGTTCGTCTCGGTGATCGGCGTGAAGCCCGACTTGAACGTCCCAGCCATTCCGATCGCCGGCGGCACGTCGAGACCGAACGCCGCGGACTTGTAGTGCTCCTTGCCGGCCATCCCGATCGCCGGAGACACATCGATTCCGAACGTTTGGCGGTAGTGCAGTCCGTCGTTGGACATCCCGATGGCTGGCGGGACGTCCAGGCCGAACGCCGCGGCGTAGTGCTCGACGCCGATCATCCCGATCGCCGGCGGGACGTCCAGGGCGAAGTCCGCGAGGATCTTGTACGACACCTCGCCGGACACCCCAATGGCCGGTGGAACGTCCAGGCCGAAGGTTGCGCTGTACCGCTCGCGTGCCACCATCCCGATCGCCGGCGGAACGTCCAGGCCGAAGGCGGCCGGGGCGTGCGATCCGCCCACGACACCGATGCTCGGTGGCACGTCGAGACCGAACGCCGCGGTGGAAGTGCTGCCCGTCGCCGTCATGCCGATGCTCGGTGGCACGTCGAGACCGAACGCCGCCCGGTTCAGGGCTACGGGGGTGAATCCGAGCGCGGGCGGGACGTCGAGTGCGAAGCGGGCGTGAACCTCTTCCCACCAGCCGGTGACAGCAGCCATCAGGCGCCTTCGGGAACCTCGTCCAGCACGAGCACCTGCCCGTAAGAGACCACCATCCACTGACCCATTCGGGCGCTGACGTGCTTCCCGTCGCCGTTGTTGACCAGGTCCAGCACCCACTCTGCCGGTACCGGCTCGTCGTCGACAGGCGCATGCCGCGACACATGGACACCACCACGCCAGGCACTATCCGCTGGGCTGGTGTACTCCAACAGCACCGCCAGCAGCTTCTCGGGGGCGTCCAGGTGGTAGGGCTCGGCGAGCAGGCTCATGGTCGGTATTGCTCCTATCGTGCGCTGAGTTCGACGGCGACACCGGAGAAAATGCGTCGCTCGGTGCCAGCGTTGGTGCTGGCAGAGAAGTTGATCGCCGACGGCCCGCCCAGGGCTTCACCCACGACTTTGCGCATGGAATACGTTGCCCCAACTGGGTTATTCCCTGAGCAATTGGCATTCGCCCGGGTTGTCTGGTTGTAACCCGAAAGCGTGGCGATTGGCGCGGTAGCCACGTAAATCGTGAAGTCCTGGACCAGGACCCGTTTGTCGGCCGACAAGATTGACTGGGACAGCGAGTTTCCGTTGGTGTAGGTGCCCATCACCGCCGACGTTGTTGCGGCGTCCCGGTATGCGACTGAGTTTGCAGTCGCCAGCTGAACGTTGTTGGCGCCGCCGGAGTCATTGGCGGTGCAGTGGAACGTGACCGTCTTCGATCCGGACGGGGGGCTGTTCAGTTCAAAGACAACGGTGTTCGTGTATTCGGTTCCGCCGCTGGAAGCCGACCAGTAATTGCCCACCTCTGCCATTGGCACGCCGCCGTATGTGGCGCTCCACGAGTAATTTCCGGTGCCCGTTTGGAACGTGGCGAACACTAGAACTTTGGTTGCCGCGCTGGTCGCGTTGTGCGTCCACGACAGATTGATCTCTTTGTTCGCAGATAGGGGAAGAATTGCCTTGCCGTCTCCCGTGCCAGCGGAGTCGAATGACGGTGTGGCGGTGGGAACGTCGATCCTGCTGTATAGATCGTCGATGCTGGAGTTGATCCCGACCAGATTGGTGTTGATCTGCGTGGTCTGAGCACCTACCGCATTCGCATTGTTCTGGGCGGCGGACGCAGTCGAGCTGGCGGTGTTGGCCGTATCTCCGATGGCGTTGACCACGCCGGCCGTCATCGCAGCTGCCGACCCCGGCTGCGCCGTAGTCGAGGTGGACGGGTCCCGGTCCACCGTGCTACTCCCCGTCAACCCGCTGGCCACGCGACGGTACTGCCCGGTCGGGGACTGGCGACGGTACAGGCTGATCGTGTGCCCGGCCGGCGGGGCCGACAACCATGGCACCGTCACCTGCGCCTTGGGCCACAACGGGTTCGCTGGAGCGATGTAGACCGCGGCTTCGTTCGACGGCGCAGACTCCTTGCCGCTGGCCGTGTTGACCACCGTGGCGACGTAGTACAAGTTGGTGCTTTGCGGCACCGACGTCGACCCGGAAACCTGCACGCTCGGCCACAACAGGAGCGGCGCCGCCGGAATAGTCGGGTCCAACTGCGATGGCAGATCGCCGGTCGAGATCCCGAACGCGTTGAGAATGTCGGCGATCCACGCCGGTGGAGCTCCACCCAGATTCGTGAAGCCCCCAGTCGGCAGATCCTCAGCATCCGGTGGGTCCGGCACCCACACCCACGCTGTGTTGAGGTGGCCCCAACCAGCCTGCCCTAGCAGCCAGTTGATGGACCGCCGGGTGAAGTCGCTCAGGTCCGTCACGCCCGACTGATTCGCCAACGCCTCCTTGTTGGCGGCGAACAGGTTGTTCCACCAGGCGACACTGTCGGCGGTGTGCGACTCCAAGCCGAACAGGCCCATCAGGTCATCCCAGGCCTCTGCCCGGTCGAGGTTGTTGTGGTCGAACGGGTTGAAGATGATGTCCAGCTCGCCCTTAACGGCCACCATGTCCGGATGCAGGTTCAGGGTCGTGGGTGGGATCACCTGTTGAAACAGCTTGGTCCAGATCGAATTGCGGTTGAGGATGATCTGGTTGTCGGTCTGCTCCAGGCCGAGGATGTCCAGGAAGCCCTCCCACGCGATCGCCCACTCGTCGGGGTCGAAGAACGTGTCGATCGTCTTGAACGGCGACTGCATCTTCGCGAGATCAGCAACCAGCGCGTTCAGCCACTCGGTGGGGATTCCATTGCCGATGACTGGCATATTGGCGGCGTCAAACCAGATGTCGCCCGCGGTGGCGGTCTCATCGAGGACCAACCTCAGCACGACGGTGCAGTCCGTGGTGGCGGTCCAATCGCCGGTCAGCGTGGCGTCCTGCGCGCCGGCCGGTAGGCCGGTCCAGCCGGCCGCCGCGGCCCCACTGGACTCGCCGACTGATGCAATGTCGACGTACTGCGTGCCGGTGCCGTCCATCACCAGTAGCGATATCTGCATCGGCTTCGCCCCGGCCCCCGCCGACAGGCCAGACCACGCCACCCGCGCACTGATGTCGTCGATCTTGTCGCCAGCGTTCAGGTCATACGGGTTCGACCGCAGTGCGTGCACCTCGCCGTCTGCGGTGATGCGCACCGAGCCCGGCTGGTGATCTGTCGACAGCGTCCGGTAGACCGTGCCGTCCCACTGGAACTTGGAGCCCACAACCGAATCCGGGCCGTCGAACCCCGGATTCCAGAGAGCCTGTGCCGCGTTGTTGTTCAGCCAGGTAATAGGAATGCCGAACTGCCCATAGAGGTTTGCCGCGTTCAGCGGCGAGTCCGCACCCAGGAACAGTGAAACGATCCGTTGGATCGTCAGCAGTGTTTCGTCGTCTCCGTCGTAGGTTCCGCTGAAGGCCGCCAGCAGATCCACGAACTGGCCGACAACCGGCAACTCATGGATGAAGTCGAGCAGCAGCCCCGGCAGATCCTCCGGCCCGTTGATGTCCGCCGGGTCGGCCTGGGACACCAACGCATTGAATCCCGAAAACAGCTGCGTCAGAATGCCGAACGGCGACAGGTCCGACATCGGATTGCCGCCATTGGACGTGTCGAAGATGCTCGGCATCCGCTCAGCGGCCCGCGCCCGGTTCGCCGCCACCGAGGTATCTTGCGTCTTCGATTGCAGCGTTTCGAGGGTGAGTGCGCCGACCGGTAGGTTCGGGACGCCGCCCGGCGTTGTCACAGGCGAACCGCCCGCTGAGCCTTACGGAGCCGCTTCGGGCATGTCGGCGCGGTGGCCGTTCGCGTCACGACCGGCTCAGCCTCCGTGTGCCTCGGTGGGTCCGGCAGTTTCACCGACTCCTGCCGCACCCCGTCCGTGATCCACGCCGGCGCGTGCACCGCTTCCGGGTCGATGTGCTCGGTCTGGCGAACACCAAGTGCCACCAGCTGCGCGGCCAGGTCGCCGACAACCGGCTGAAGCATGTGCAAGGGCATCTCCGTGGCCGTCAACAGGGCTGAAGCCAGCGCGCCGCCGATCGCCTTTGTCTGCCCTTCGATGTCGTCGGCCGCTGGGATCTTCTTTGGAATGACCGTCTCATCGATGACCCTGTCCGCCATCGCCTTCACGTCATCTGGAGTGCTCACCACAGTCCGATCTCCTGAAGTCCGCTCATGGCCTTGGCCATCAGCTCCGCCATGTGGGCAATCGCGTCCTTGCGCGGTTTGGTGTCCCCGAACTTCGCAGCTAGCGCCAGGCCCTTACCGGCACCCCAGTCGATCGCCAGCTCACGATTCCGACGCACGAACACCCGCGGCATCAGGAACTTCTGCGTTCCGCCGACACGGTCTCCGTGCCACCAATGCCCATATCCGTTGTCGCCGATCAGCCACGGGCTGGCGTTGGCCACCTGCAAGGTGAACGAGAGATCCGGGTCGGTCTCGCGCCGACGGGCGCGCAGATCCATCACCGACGCCGCGGTGAACGCCTGCGTCACGTTCGAGCTGGTGGTTTCCAGGTAGTGGCCCCAGCCTTGGTCACGTACCCGTTGCAGCAACGGCACGCTCATGTGGGCGAGGATTGAGTCGCGGTAGATCGGGTTGAGGAAGCTGTCGATCGCGCCGCCGAGGGAGCCCACCGAGACGGTGAAGCCGACACCGAAACTGATCGCGGCGCTGATGTTGTCGCCCAGCACGTCGCCGCCGTACTGGATTGCGCCACTGATCAATTCGTTCACGCCAGGCATCGACTGGCCGCCGACGGTGATCCGGCCAGCACCGCCCGGGGACCGAGAGAACTCCGACGTTTGGATGCCGGTGATATCGCCATCGCGATACACGACGTACGGGTGCTCAGGCAGCGAGCCGAGGATGCCGGGGAGCCGGTAGCCGCGTTCGTCGATCGTCTCCCCAGTGATCAGATCGTAGCTGTCCTCGACGTGGTTGGACAGCACGCTGGCGATAGAGCGGGTCAGCCCGGTCATCAGGTTCCCGCCGATCGAAGTGCCCTTCCGGAATCCCGACTTGTCGACGATCTCGACCATCAGAGTTCCGTTGCGGAAGTTGGTGCCAGCACCGGGCCAAGGCTCGGGGTCGCCGGTAAGGAACCGTCGAGTAACGAGCTGCAGTTCGGAGTCCTCCAGGATCGGCGCTGCCACATCGAGGAAAGCCGTGCGGATACTGCCGACGACGATTGCCAGCGGAGCAATGGAATCACCGAAGGCGCGCGGCTTCACGACGATCTGAGACTCTTGCCAGATATGCCCGAGCGCATCCCAGATCTCACCCGAGGCCCACTTGGCCGGGTCCAGTATCGCCAGGATGTTGTCGACGCTGATGTTGGTGAGCTGCAAGCGCAGCAGGTTTGCGGCCAGGGTGATCAGCAGGGCATGGTCAGCCTGCATGAACAGCATCCATGCCTTAGGCTGCTGAATCAAACTGATTGGCAGGAACGGGTTTCCGGCCGTGTGGACGAACTTGAACTCCTCGATGTCGTCAAAGAAGTCGATGATCACTTCGTCGCCTTTGTCGCCGCGGACGATCGTGACGCCGTTCCGTGGCTTCATTCGGCCGCCGATACGGGCGCCCATCGTTTCGACGATGATGTGAATGTTGCTGGTGCCGCGGGCGTCCTCGTCGAGTGCCCAGAATGCGGCCCAGGTGCCGCGGCGGTCGTCGAGGTCGATGGGCAGTCGCAGTTGGATGGTCCCGGTCTGATTGACGATCAGATTCAGGCTGCCGGCGAGCTCGTTTGCGACGGTGCCGCGGTAGACCCAGTCACCGTCGTACAACTTGATGATGGGCCGGTCGTAGGCGCGCTCGATCCGGTACTCCCGCACCTCCCGCGCCCAGGCGGCGAACCCGGCGTGATCGGTGCCGGTGTACGGCTCGGCGAACCGCACGACCGGAAGCTCACCCATCCGGACGGGCCGGTTGTAGGCCCCTTCCACGATGTAGCGCAGCGACCACGGCAGCCACCACGGGACGGTCGGCGCCCAAACGTAGGTGATGTTGCCAGCGGTGTAGGACGCGTTGCCGGGGTCGTCGATTCCGACGTTGTTGTAGTCGGGGTGAATGAAGTTGGCGCCATTGATGGCGTTCTGGGCGGCGAGGTCGGTGAGCAGCGACCACATGAACGCCATGACCTGGCCGAGATCGATGTTGGTGAGGTTGGGGACCGTGATGGTGCTGGGCCAGTCCGTCCAGCCGTCATACTGGCGCTTGAAGTCGGTGACGGTGTACGGGGTGTTGGTCGGCGCTGCGATGGCTTCCTCGAACAGCACACCGCCGTAGCGCGACACACTGTTGCCCATGAGGATGAACTTCAGGCGCGCGGGGTCGATCGTGCTGGTGGGGCCTTTGATGCGCAGCCAGCGGCAGGCAACGACGGCACCCAGCGAGTGCCCGAACACGACCATATCCCCGCTGGTGGTGGTGAGCAGGTCGTCGAGGATGTCGACTGCTGCGAGCACGTCGGCGCCGCGCCAGTCGACTGTCCAATTCTGGTAGTGGACCGGCACGACGGTGTTGCCGGCGGTGATCTCACCGCGCAGCATGCGGGCCACCTGGGAGGGGTCGCCGAACGCGCCGGCCAGGGTGAAGACGGTCGTCACGCCCCGTGCCCTTCGCAGCCCACAAACGTGCCAACCCGATACGGCCCGTCGGCGCCGAGCGCGTAGAACGGAATCTCAAATCGGCTCGGCAACAGGCAGGTTTCGCACCACAACCCGGTTGTCGGAGTACCCGCAACGATGGGCAGGTCGCCTTGGCTGATCACGCTTCCAGCCCGCTCTCAGCGCTCCAAAATCGGCGCTGGTGCAGAGTGACTTTCGCGCCAGCAGGCCCGTTGCACACGACCGGCATCATGATCGGCTCCTCAGCCGTGCCGGTGTACGGCGGCACCGGATACAGCGGCTCGACACCGTTGAACAGTCCGGCCGCATTCGACAGGTCCGCGTTCACGTAGGTGTCCATGAACGGGTCGGACATCACCGAAAGAAGCTGGGTCAGCTCCGGGGTGACGATCATCCGCGCCGCGTCCTGGCCGACCGCCCGGCCCCACTTGCGTTCCTGCCCGAACGCGAAATCCGGGAACTGCCAGGACATCGCAGGATCAAATTCCCATTCCAGCCAAAGCTTCTGGTCGGTCGGATTCCACACCTCAAACCAGCCGATGTTGTCCCCGGTCGACTTGACTTCGAACTTCGGCGGCGTGATGAACGGCCACGTCCCAGCGCCCACGAGGTCGGCACCCGATCCGGTAAGCATTCCCGGCACAGTGACAACGGCAACGTAAGCACCCACCGCACCGGTCACCGTGACATTGCCGGCACCCACCGAGGAAAGCGATTCCAAGGCCGACTGCACCGCCGCCAGGCTCGCATTCCACGCAACGACAGTGGTCTGCCCACCAAAGGTCAACGTGAACGTGCCCCCGCCAACATCTTTCAGGGTAATGGCGAAGCGACTGTTCGGATTGACCCACTCTGCAACCGATTCCACGCCCTCATACATGGGATTGACCGCCAGAGCAGACACGACCGCGTGATACACGCCATCGATATCGGCGTCGAATCCGTCTTCGGTGGTGTACGAGATCTCCTTGGCCAACCGCAGCGTCAGTGACCGCCGCCCCGACGGGCCGTCATAGTGGTAGTGGACCTTGTTGAAATTGCCCGGGGTACCCCACAAGCGTTGAAAGCGGGGCCGGCTTTCCGGCGTGAGCCAGAACGGCAAGATGAGTTCGCGTATCGGCACGGACTCGCCGACGATCCGGCCACCCTGCTCGAAAGCGCCCGACATGGTCCGCACGGTGAACCCGGTGGCGTACATACCCTTTGGGTCGGTGTCCAGAACAATGTCGTCGTTCAGAAACTCATCGTTCGGTGCGGACACCACGACCGAATCGCCATTCGTGGATTCGAGGGTGATCGTTGCTACCGCCATCTAGTACCTCGACAGTTTCGCTGCATTCGCCTCGTCCTCTTTGCGCTGCGCAGCAACAAAGGCGTCTTCCACCGTCGCCGTGCGAATGTTGTACGTCGCCCCCGGTGGTCCTGGTTTCCGCCCGGCCGCGGTGCCGTGCACGCCGTCGACGCCGACCGGCGGCGGGGCCATGGCCGGCGCTGCAGCGACCGGCGCGACACTCTGCTGGCTGCCGCCAAACAGGTTCCCCGCGCCCGCCACCGCGCCCCCAACCGATCCGCCGCCGAAGATCTTCTTGCCGTCGGCGCCGGAGACTGAGATGCCGCTGACGAGCTTGCCGATCCCCTGGAGCCAGCCGGGCGAATCACCGACGCCGAGCACCCCCAGCGCGGACGACACCTGGCCGCCGACAGCCGCGCCGGCGGCATCGCCGAGGAAGCTCAGATCGCTGCCGCTGTTTGTCGTCCCGACCCCACTACCGAGACCCGTGAGCCCGAATGACGACAACCCCGAGATCGAGGTCGGCACACTGGCGCCACCGCTCGATGCTGCGGCCGGCGCGACGTCCGACCCGGCAGGCGCCTGCTGGGCCGCGTCATCGGGCGCCGGGGCGGCAGCGTCGATATCGGCTTGCGCCGGCTTCAGCGATCCCCGCAGCCCGTTGATAATCCCCGTGCCAGAGAAGATGTGGACGTGGTCCATGTGGTTCTTCGTCGGGCTGCCACGGTCTTCCATGTCGTAGCCGCCGCCACCGGGGTAGGTCAGGTGCTGTTTCCAGATGACCCACTTCAGGTCGATCGCGTCCGCGTTGGCGAGCGCGAAATCCCGGACCTGGTCGCCCTTCGACGAGTTGTTGCCGACCATCACGTCCAAGGCCCGACCGGTCACGTGCTCGTCGAACCCGTCGCCGCCCGGCCGGTACCCGCCAATGTTGGAGATCCCGAACCGCTCGCTGATGATCTTGCGGAGCTGCTCCGCGCCAGCGACCAGTCCGCCGCCCTGGTAGCCAGGGAGCTTCCCGTTGTTGTTCAGGTAGTCGAGTAAGCCGGGGTAAGCGTTCTCGATGCGCTCCCGCGAGTCTGCTTTGATGACGTGCTCGCCGCCGTGCACCACACCCGCGATCTGATCGATCGGCATGTTGCCGGTGTAGCCGCCACCGGAGAACTTCGGCAGCTTCGGCATCTTCACATCGATGGGCGTTCCGGGGATATGGAAGCTGAGCCCATCGGCGAACGAGTTCCACTTGTCGGAAATCCAGTTCAGAACCGTGACAAGGCCAAGCTTCAGGCCGTCCCACATGCCCTTGGCCGCGTTGGTGATTGCCCTCGGTAGGCCCTTCACGAAATCAACGACCGCGGTGAACCGATCCCGGATATCCGACCACACCTCGCCGGCCTTGGAGACCAGGGCATCGAAGATCGTCCGGATGACATTCCAGGCCACCTGGAAGGCGACCTTGACCTTTTCCCACGCGGCGGCCAGGAGGTCGGTAAATGCCGCCCAGATCTTGCGGCCGAGTTCGGTCTTGGTGAAGAACAACACCAGGCCCCCGACGAGAGCCGCCACGGCAGCAACGACGATCCCGATGGGATTGGCGATCAGCGCAGCATTCCATAGTCGCTGCGCCGCCGTCGCGGTCTTCGTGCCATTCGAGAACAGGCCAACGGCCGCCGTCGCGCCCTGCTGCACACTCGTGAACGCAGTGAACGCACCGTTTACCGTTTCCTGAACCTCGTTGACACCACTCAAAACGTCCTGGACGCGATGGAAAGCCCCGTCGACCTTCTCCACCCCAGTCGCAAAGGCCCCGACCGCATTGCCGACGAACGTCTCACCGAGCCGGCCTTGCAGGTTCCGTGCCCGAACGCCGACGTTGTCCAGCGCTTCGGTTACGGGAGTAAAGTTCTGCTCAAGATTGTCAACGAACCCGTTCCCGAGGGCGTCAATCGCCTTGGCGCCAACGGCTTTGAACCCATCGACCTTGATAGCGTTCTTGATCCGCGCAGAGAAGCTGGCGCCAAACGCTATCGCCGACTGAGCGCCCTGCGTACCGAGCACGCCCCTTGCAGCCGACAGGTTATCCATCGCACGCGGGAACCGATTCCGCGCCCACTCGCCGATCCGATAGCCGATCGCACCGCCGACCTCTTCGGCGATGATCTGGCCGGCCGACTTGGCGCCAGCTTGACCAGACTTCTTGACACCATCCGCGACCTGAGCCCCGGCGTCCTCACCCGCCTTGCGTGCCTTGGCGGGGTCGATCTTGATGATGTCTTCTTGCCCCAGGCGGTCGAAGGCCTTCCCAAAGCTGTCCTTGGCTTGCTTGCCCGCCTGTTCGCCGGCCTTGTCCGCGGCCCGCTGATCGACCTTCGGCTCGATGGTGATGCTGACCTGCTTGCCGTCGATCTGCTGCTCAATCGCATCAGTCACGCCCCGCAGCGAAGGAATGATCTGAAGGGTTGCGTAGCCGATAGTCGTCAAAACATCACCTCCGCAACAGGATTCAGGAGTTCGTGTAGGCGTTCTTGCGTCGCATGAACTCTTCCTTGAGTGCCTTCTTGTGCGCGGCCACGGCCGCGGCTGTCATCTCCGCACGCACCGGGTGATCGAAATCGTCGGACAGCGCACCCTTCTCTGAGTTCGTCCGCACCAACATCACCCACAGATCGGCCAATAGGTCGAGGGTGTTCCATCGCGGTTGGCCGGTGAGCGCTTTCACCAGCCTCGACTCCGCGGGCAACTGACGGACCAGTACGCCGAGCCGGCGCACCGACAGCGTGCCGCGGTAGAGGTCGATCAGATCAGTTCCGGGGTAGAACGCCGCCAGGTCTGCCTCTATTTCGTCACCATGCTCGGCGAGCAGGTGCCAGAGGCCGACTAGTTTCCCGTCAGCGCGCCGATCTTCTCGCCCAGTTCGACGTAGTCACGCACCGTCGGTTGGGCGGCAACGAAGATTTCCCACTGATCGGGGCCGAGCAGTGCCTTGGCGACGGACATCTCACGGCGGCGGTCTGCGGCCTTCTGCTCATCCTCGTCTTCACACTTCGGCGCCGGACTGTCCAGAATCTCGATCACGGCTAGTGGCATGTTGTCCCCGAGAGGGATTCGCAGAGTGACACCACACTGCAACTCAATGGTCGCGTACCCGTCAGCTTCGGCCTTACGCGCCTCGGCGGACTTCTTGGGCTTGTGGTCCTGCGGCTTCGGCGCATTGGCCGGGACGCGCTTACTCGGGGCTGCTTTACGGGGTGTGGTGGTCATCGCCGACTCCTTCGATTGGTCCGACTCTCAACAGGTTTGGTGGCCCCAACCCGATCGGGGAGTCGGCCGCCGACCGGGCTGGGGTGTCTCTTTGCGTGGCGCTAGGAGACGACGACGGTGCCGCCAGTACCAGCCGCCGACACCGGAGAGATCGGTCCGGTGAACGTCGCCACCAACGGGCCACCGTCCGGGCCTTCCACCGTCACACCCGGCGTCGGCAACGCCTGCACGGACGGCAGCGCCCGTAGCGCCGACTGCAAGGCGGCCTTCGTCTTCGCCGTGATCGACGTGGTGGTGTCCGCGCCAGCGGTCACCGTGTACGCGGTCACACCACCGGGAATCGTGAAGGTCTTCACGACATCGTCGGAGGAGCCGTCGACGACCTCGAAGACATCGCTGTCGGCGTTCGCAGTGTGGTGCACCACGCACTCGGCGAAGCTCAGCTCGCCCTCGACGACGCCGCCGTGACTCTTGACCTCCACCGCGGCCGGCGTCAGCGACACCCACACCGTGGAACGGTCCTCGTCAACGAACCGGTACAGCACGTAGATCTGCACATCCTTCGGGATGCCGATCCGCTTGCCCGTCGAACCGGGCAGCACAAACTTGCGTGTCACCGCGTTGATCTCGAACACGGTGAACCCGCTCTTGAGCTTGCCCTTGCGCAGCTTCACCCGGAAGTTGGGGTGACCGAACGCGTCGTACTCCTTCACCTCGATCGACGGGTCGAGCGGGATGCCCTTCTTATCGTCGACCAAACCCGAGTGCTCCCACCCGAGAGCGGCCAGATCATCGTCGGGCGTGGCGGGGATCAGGTCGTCGATGTTGGCCACGTCGGCCTTGAGCGCGATCCAGACTTCGGCCTTGTCCGGAATCAGGGTGGCGTCGGGGTTGATGGGCATTGTTTCCCTCCTTCAAGGGCGTGGATGCCCTTGCGGGCCAATGGAAACCCCGCACGGGATTGGACGGGGTCGAACGTGGGTTACTGCGGTTGCTTGGCGCGGGCGCGGGTCAGCACGGTGAACGAGACGAGGTCGCCGCCGGTCTTCGGGTCACGCGCTTCAAGGAATCCCGCGCCCGGCAACACCGCGGCGATGCCTGGAATCCTGGCCGTCAGCAACCGAGCCATCGCGGCATACGCGTACTTGGGTTCCCGCCCCGACGTCCAGGTGGTACACCGGATCGTCGGATCTGTCGCCACCGGCCACATGTCCAACGTGCTGCCGTCGTCAGCGATCACCAGCACCGGGTCGTCGCCGAGCTTCCAATTGGCGGGCAGCTCCAAAGCCACCGTCAGCTCAGGGAATCGGCCGGCGAAGTCCGAGTCGGCCTTGAGCCAGTCCTTGACCAGCCGCGCGACGTCGACCGGTTCGCCGGTCACCGGCCGGCCCTGCGTTGTGCCCGTTGCGCACGCCGCGCAGCCACCCACGCCTCATTCGCATCACCGGAGGCCGCGGCCTCGACGGGTGTGGCCTTCGGCCGCGGCTTGCGGGTCTTCCCGCTGCTGCGCGTCTTCCTCGTCTTGCCGCCGGACTCCCGAGGCTTACGCGGCACAACCTCCAGCCCCACCGCCGCCGCAGCCCGGGTCAGCACCCCATCGACCGCCTGCTCGTCTGCCGGCACCGTCACCGATGCGCGCGCACGATCCGTGACGCGCATCTTCACCACAGCGTTGGGTCCGGCGCCCGCGGCTACCTGCCCCGCAATCTCCGTGATGAGCGGCGCAGCCATCTCTTTGAGCACCTCGGCGCCGCCAGCAACGTCGAGTTCGAAGCTCATCCTTGCCCCCGGGTGCACAGCACTTCCAGGCCGCCACGGCCACGCATTCGCCAGTCGTTGACGATGATCCGGAACCGCTCACCCCGCACGGTCAGCTCATCGGTGTTGACGAGATCCGTGCCCATCGGCAAATAGACGGTGTGGACGACCGTCTGTCCGTCCCGCAGTCGCTCAACAGTCCGGCCACCGCCGCCTGGGGCAATCCCAATAGCCTGGAGGGGGACGGGCGTACCTGCGGTAACCAGCTTGCCGTCCTCGTCCCGGCCGCCGCCGCGGTGCCGGAGTACTTCCTCACTCACGGCGACTTCTCCAACGCATACGAATCCAGAATTGCCCGCTCAACCAGCGTGAACGCCGAACCCTCGGCCACGCCCGGTTGCGGAAACTCGAACGGCCCCACCACAAGCCGCGACGCGATCGACGACGACGGCGAGAAGTCCTCGCTGATCCGGTCGACCATCGCCAGCACGGCGGCGTTGAAGTCCGGCGCGGTCGTGAATCCGTGGGTGATCTTCACGGTGATGCCACCGAGCCTGGTCGTCCACCCGAGCTGCCGGCCACGGTGGTGCGGCATCTTGCGGACCATGCCCCGCGGCGACCACTCCAGCGTGGACAGGTCAAGCTCGCGGCCATCCTCGATCACGCTGGTCAAGTCGAGCAGCCGCAGTGTGGGCAGCATCAGCATCATCGAACCGGGACCGTCGATGACAAGCTCGTCGTCTTCCCGTTCCGGGGTGACGTGCCAGCCGCAGTACCGGCGCGCAGCGGCCACCGCCATCGTCAGCAGGGCTGCCACGTTCGGGTCCGTCCCTTTGAGCCGGCCTTTGGTGAAGGTCTCGACGTCAGCCGGGACGAGCTCGCCGGCACTATCAGGCATTGCCGCCCTTGTTGGCCGGCGTGCGGGCCTTGTTCGCCGCGGTGCGCGACTTCGCAGGCACCTTCGACTCGGCCGGGCTGGTCAACCCCATGGCCTTTGCGTCCTCGTCGGACAGCTGCAACGTGGTTGCGTGACCGTTGACCTCGACGTCGTATTCCTTAAGCGCCATCGGCTTCCCTTCCCCTGGGGTCGGACCCGGCCGGGTTGCCCCGGCCGAGCCCGAACTGAACAGAGCCATCCGTCAGGACAGCGCGGCCTTGACGAACGCCTTGGGCCGGGTGACAGCGAACGCCGCCCGCTCCTCAGCCAAGATCGCCACCATGTTGCGGACGAAGAAGTCCGCGTGCGAGTCGCTGATCGTCACCGTGGTGTCTTCCCGGTCCCACAGGACCGCCTTGGAGAAGTCCCCAACGATCACATCGCTGTCGGACTGCGTCTCCGACTCCACGACCGGCACACCCCACAGGGTGCGCGGCCCGATCGCCTGGGGTCCGCCGTAGTAGTAGCGGTTCTCCCCATCCTTGGCCAGGTCGATGGCCTCGGCGGTGGCCGGCGACACCAGGATGCCGTTCGGGTTGACCCGACCGATGGTGCGCGCCTTGGTGATCGCCTTGCGGACCGTGGTGAAGATGTCCGTCGAGAACGCCTGGGTCTGAATGCCCGACCAGTTGCGGATGCCGGTGAAGTTCTCACCGGAGCCATCGCCGGCGAGGATCTGGCCCTCTTCGGCTTCGGCGATGTCAGCCCGCAGCTCGTCGTTGATCAGGCCCTCCAGCTGAGCGACGTCAGCCAGTGCCCGCTTGGTGGCCGGCACCCACTCGGCGATGGTCTTGACCACCGCGGTCCGGCGGGTGAACGCCCACGAACCTTCCGGCTTGTAGCCGCCGTTGGGGTTGTTGACCAGCGCCGCACCAGCTCCCAGAGCGTTGCCGTCCAGGGCGGGCAGGGTCGGGGCAGCCGAGCTGGTCGCCTCCGGCACCACCGCGGCAGCGTTGGTGTGCGAGGTCTGCTCGACGTACTCCACGGTGTCCGAACCGGTCCGGCGAACCGAGATGAGGTCGCGGATCTTGAGCTCCTTGCGGCCCAGCATCTCCACGATGCCGGTCTGCTCGTTGACCACGAACGCACCGGCGCTGGTGTCGGTGCCACCGACGAACAGACCCTTGATGCTGATCGGGTCGGACTGAATCCGGGTCTTCTCGCCGATCCGGATGCCGGAGTCGGTGGTGAAGGGCTTGAGCATCGCCTTGAACTCGGGCGATTCGACGACCTGTAGGCCGAGCGACTTCATCCGCTCACGGACCTGGCGGCTGCCCTGAGCGTCGAGGTCGCCCTTGGCCGAGTCGGGCAGGCCGATCTCGTCCGCCAGCGACTTGGCCTGCTCCAGAACATCGAGGTCAGCCTTGGCGACCTTGATCTCCTCGAGCAGACCCTTGGCGGTCTTGATCGCTGTGTCGTAGTCGACCCGGGCGTTGTCAGCCCACTCACTGGGGCTCTTGTCGGCGTTGGCCTCGATGATCTCGCGGGCCTTCTCCGTGTGGACCAGTGCGGCCTTCTGGAGGTCGGCCAGCTTGGTTGCCGTCATCGGCATGATGAATCTCCTTCGTAGAGTTACGCGCTCGAACCGATTTCGATTTCGATTTCGAGCAGATCCAGTGCCGAGGTATCGACGGACGGCTCCTGGCTGGCCTCACGGGACTCCGATGCCTCGGAATCCTGGCGAGACGGACCACTGCCGCTGGCCTTCTCCTCGTCAGATGTGCTGTTGAGGGCCGACAGGACGCGGCCAATGGCCTCGTGCGCCCCGCGAAGTTCGCCCTCGCTCTTGGACGACAGCACGCGCCCAGCTTTGATGTCGCGCAGCGTGCGCTCCGCGACTGACGGCATCGACTTCACCGCCAGGATTTCGGTCTCCTGATTCGCGCCGATGGTCACCACCGACACCTCATAGAGCTTCAGCTCCCGCAGCTCCCAGACGTGGTTGCCGTCGTGGGTGGCCGGGCCTGACTCGATCTCGTCGTAGGCGAACGACATCTGATTGATGCGGCGCCCCTTGAGCATGCGGTAGGTCTGCGCCGCCTTCGGGTTCTCCAGGTCGAGCTGCGCGGTGATCTTAAGGCCGACCGCGTCCTCTTCGGCCGACACGACGCCGCCGAGGTTGTAGTCGGGATCGGACATGTTGTGGCCGAACAGCAACGGGATCGGGTTGCCTGTTTTCGTCCACTCGGCCAGCGTCTTCGCGAACGCGCCCGGCATCACGACGTCGCCATACGAGTCGACGTTGCCGAACACGGATGCGTACGCAGTGAATTGGCCTTCTTCGAGCCCGTCGTCGGGGCCGGCCTTCAGCTTGATAGTCGCGCTCTTGGTGAGCATCAGTCCTCCTGCTGGTCGTCGTCGCCGGCTGGCGGCTTGTTAGTCGGAGTCATGGCCGGTGCTGGTGCGCCCTCAGCCGGGATCGGTTCCTGGTCACCGTTCTGCGTGACGTTGAGCGGGCGGATCAGCTCGTCACCGCCGTCGATTGGCGGCCGGTTGTCCATGGCGCGGGCCTCGTTGATCGTCAACGTCGGGCCACCGACCGCCTTGGTAATGGCGTCCTGGCGCGACACGAAGTCGCCGGACAGCTTCTCGCGCAGGTTGAATTCGACGTAGAAACGCTCCGCCGTCGACTCGAAATCAGGGATCAGCTGGAGGGCGATCTCGTCCTGAATCATCGTCAGCCAGGGGCCGAGCGTGTCGCCGTACAGCATCTTGCGTTGCTCGGTGATGTTCGAGAACGTCGCGTGGTCCAGAATCCCGATCATTGGCGGCGGAATGTGGTACGACCGCGCGACCTCTTCGTCGGTGAGCTTGCGCCCCTCGATGTACTGCAGCTCTTTGGCATTTTGCGCAGCAGCCGTGAACGTCATGCCATCTTCGAGGAGCGGTGTGCCGCCGCCCTGCGCGGCCAGCGCACCGGCGTACTGGGCCTGCCAATCGGCCTTGAACCGCTGCCGCGCCTCATCGGACCACTTCGTGGCCGGCGGTCGCGTGATATAGCCGGACAGACGCGCGCCGTTGCGCATGATTTGCTCACGCATCTCCGAGGCCGTCCAGTCCTCGCGTAACACCTGCCGCAACGACTCCAGCGGCGACACCCCGACGTCAGCGACTCCACCAAAACCCCGGAAATACAACACCTCATCGGCCGGGATCAGCTTCGTTGCCTTTTGCCCCCGGAACTCGAACACCTCGGGGGTCAGCCAGTTGTCGCCCTTCGGCGTGATCAACGGCGCCGGCAGGTGCACCAGCTGGCGGCCACCGTCGCTGGTCTTGACCTTCCACCAGTAGGCGTTGTCGTAGATCGCGAAGTCGTGCACCAGCGCGTTCAGGAACCGATACCGCGTGGTGAACGAATTCGGCCGGCCCAACAGCTTCGCCAGCGGATGATCGGTCAGCCGGTGTCGCTCGGTGTCGCCCTGCCGCTCGAACAGGTGTAGGCCCAGCTGCGCAATGTTGCGGGCCAGGAACGACACCGTGCGCCGCACCGACGGTTGCCGCCGCCACAGCTCGAAATACTCCATGGCGACCCACGGCGACAACTCGATCCGCCCGGTAGGCCGGACTGGGTTGGGCCGCGACAGGCCTTGCACCGTGCCTTGGGAGACGACGAAACCCATGTCACCGCCTCTCAGAGCAGCTGTGTGTAGTCGACATTCGCCCGATCGATCCGAACCTCACCGTCAGCCGGCACCGCGCCCTCGACGCCGGCCTCGTGCACCAGCGCGCCGCGCACGATCATGTGATCGCGGCCGTCATAGGTGCACACGCCTTCAATTGCGTTGCCGCTGCGCAGGTTCACCATCACCTTGCGACCCACAGCACGGTGTCGTCTCATACGACCATCAGCCCCTCGTCTTCGTAGGCACTCGTGCCTTCGGCCTCCCGCGCCGCCAGTGCCCGGGCCAGCCCCATGATCAGGGCCACCACGCCGTCGATCTTGTCGCCCGCATTTGCCTTGTCCGGCTTCACGTTTCCCGCCGGGTCCATCGCAACCGCGAAGTTGTCCACCATCCACCGCAGCAGCGGATTCCCACCGTGCCGAATCATCGGCTTCACCGGTACGCCGTCGTCATCCACCTTGGCGCCAAGCTTGATCAGGCGTTGCAGATCCTTCGTCGGCGCCGACATGCTGGCGAAGCCCTGGCCCATCGTGATCATTGGCGCACCATCGTTAGTCAGGTTGTTGACCAATTGGCTGGCGTTCCACCGGTCGTAGGCGACCTCGGTGACCAGGAACTCGTCGCGGTCCTGCTTAATCTGCGCCTCGATGAAGTCGTAATCCGTCACATCGCCCGGCGTCGTCGTCAACCAGCCCTGTTTCACCCAGCCCGACGCCGCGTTAGCCGTCCGCGAGTCCAGATCCGGCAAGCTGTCCTCCGGCGCCCAGCACCGCAGCAGCACGTCGAACGCGCCATCATCGGCCGGGAACACCCACGCCAGCGCAGTGAGGTCCGACGTCGAACCCAAGTCCAGACCGCCGAAACACTCTCTGCCCTTCAGCCGCAGCGGGTCGACCATCGCCGCGTTGATGTCCCACTTGTCGACATCCAGGTAACGGGTCTGCTGCTTCGTCCGAATCCCCAAGTGCAGTCGCAGAAACGAGGCCAGCTCGGCCGGCGAGTCCTTGGCCTTCTCCGCGGCCTCAACCATGTACCGCTTCGTCGGGCTCACCCCATAGCCGGGGTTGGCCTTTGCCCACGTCGCCTCGGCGAACGGGTCATCGCCCTTCACCAACTTGCCCTCGTGATACTCGGGCTTCTCCGCGGCGAACACCACGCCGTACGTCGTTGGCCGCTCGAGCACCCCGCGGGCCAGCTTCTCGATCAGCTGCCTCTTGTCGTCGTACGGCGTGTGCCGGCGTCCCGCGTCCGCCGTCGTGATGTAGATGATCAACGGCTGCTCACGCGACCCGGTGCCCGTCTCCAGCGCCTCGATCAGCGCCATGTCCTTGTGCAGGTGCAGTTCGTCGACGATCGCGCCGTGGATGTCCGCACCGTGCTGCGCATCACCGGCATTGGCGATCGGCTGGAAGTACGAACCGCTGGCCGCGTGGGTGATCCGATGCTTCAGCGCTCGCAGGTGCCGCTTCAGCCCCGGCGACTTGTTCACAATCTGCCGGATCGGCTCGAACACGAACCCGGCCTGGCCCATCGTCGTAGCCGCCGCGACCACCTGGGCGCCGTGCTCGCCGTCGGCCGCGGTCAGGTAGATCCCGAACCCCGCCGCCGTCGTCGTCTTGCCGTTCTTACGCGGCATATCGAAATACGCGATCGTGATGATCCGCACCAATTCGCCCGAGTCCGGCGACGGATGCACCCAGCCGGCCACCGGCGCGATCAGGTACGCGACCTGCCACACGTCCGGGTCGAACCGCTGGCCGGCGAACCGGCCCTTTGTGTGCCGCAGCTGCCGGAACGCCGCGATCAACCGGTCAACGCGCTGGGGGTCGAACCGCGCACCCGGAACCCCGCGCGGCTCCGGCGTCTTGATCAGCGGCGGGCAATCCGGCACCGCATAGCCGCGGTTCTTCAGATACCACGCGACCTCGGGGCTGATCTTCAGCGCCTCTAAATCGGCGCCTGACCAGCCATTATCGTCGCCGTCAGTCGTCGCCGACGGCACCCGCGAACGGGTTTGCCTCGTGCTCGCCACGGTCGTCGTCCCGCTTCGACACGTTCCGCTCGCCAGCGGGCGTCAACCCAAAATCGTTGGCGTACTGCCGCAGACGCGTCTCAGCCTGCTCGGCGATCGCCACCGCCGGATTCTTCGTAAACCACGTCGACTCGGTGCCATCCTTCTTCACCGAGGTATTCCGCACCACCAGGCCGTTAGCCGCCACGTCGCGCGTCGCCGCCACCCACCGCGACCAGACCTCGCAATACGCCGCCAGCGTCGCCCGATCCTCCGGCTTCACCAGGTCCAGGCGCGTCAGGCCCGGTACCACGCGTTTCCACTCGGCCTTGGCCTCACGTGACAGCCAGGTTGGCGGGTTCGGCGCCAGTCGCTTGAACAGCGGCGCCTTCGCCACCGGCCGGCCCGCGCTGTCCTGGCCCTCCTTGCGGCCGTTCAGCAGCAGCAGCGTCGCAGGCTGTTGAGCAGGCATTACGTGCCCCAACTCTGCATGAAAGGCCGACCGGGGCGGTGCATATTATGCATCGTTCAACCCCCCATGCTTCCGAAAGTTTGCTGGCGTCTGGCGAAAGTTTGCTGGGGCGACCCCCCATATGCCGATGTTGTGCAGAAAAAAGGAAGCCCACCGGCCCGCGGGGCATAACCGCAGGTCAGAGCGATATTTACCCCCCTACCGGCGTTTTCGCAGGTCAGAGGGTCGGGTTGCCGCCGGGCGCCGGGTTTGCTGATGTTTGCTGGCGGGACGGCGATGTTTGCTGGCGTTTGCTGGGCGACGGCCGTTGTTGCATGGATATGCATGAATCATGCATGGATTGTGTTGGGGCAGTGGGGTTTACCGGCGTCGGCGCTTGCCGCGGAGTGCGTCGGCGGTGGTCTTGCGTGTGTGGTGTGGTTCGCACAGGGATTGCATGTTGTCGTGGTCGTAGCGGTCGCCGCCTTCGGCGAGGGGCACGATGTGGTCGACGTGGTCGGCGAGGCGTGGGCAGCCGGGGTGTTCGCATAGCGGGTGGTGGCGTCGGTATGCGGCCATGGCGTTGGCCATGCGGCGGTCGTCGTGGCCGCCGGGGTGCGTGCTGCCTTCCCATGCTGGGGTGCAGGTGCAGCGTTGGCGTTTGGGGGCTGGCCGGCCGCAGCGGGCGCAGACGCGGGGCGGTGAGCTTGGCATCAGCGTGGTTGCTGTCGTGGCGTGGTTTTTGGGGTGTGGGCAGAGCTCTTCCCCAACAAGATCGGATAGTAGCAGGTCAGCGCGTCAGAAACGCGTAAGCCTGGCACCGGTGGGTTCAGTCGGGCCATTGTCCGTGCCAGGTCGTGTCGAGTTCGTTGCGCTGACCTGTGATGCGGTAGAGCACTTCGCGGTTGGTGCCTTTGACGTGCAGGACGGAGCGGAGGCGGAAGCATTCGGCGTTGTCGTGCTGGTGTTCGGCGAAGCAGGTCTGTTCGCTGCTGAAGTCCATCCAGAGTTGGTCGCTGGGGCGGAAGATCGCAGCGTCAATGATCTCGTCGGAGAACAGGACGTGAGGGTCGGCGTGGTCGATGCGGAGGTCTTCGTTGCCGGTGGTGTCGTTGCGGTGCAAGGAGAGTCGTAGCTGGCCGGGTGTGGTCATGCGCGTGCCTTTCCGCGTGCTCGGAGGTTGTCGTCTCGGCGGCGGAGTTTGCGTGCTCGGTCGAGGCTGTAGACGGGTTCGGCCGCGGGGTTCAGTCGGAATTCGGTGATCGTGCCGTCGTGGAGCCAGCCGGTGGGTCGGAGTCGGCGGGCGGTGATCCATCGGTCCAGTTGGTTGGGGTTGACGGGTTCGTCGATGTTGGTGAGGAGGTCGAGGAGGTCTTCTCGGGTGTGGTGGTCGCGGGCTTGGGCGGTGGCCAGGCGGGTGCGTTCGACGTCGATTTCCTGTTGGCAGGCGGGGCAGGTGACGGTGCGGTCGTAGGTGTCGGCGAAGAGGACGTGGCCGCATTGGCGTGGGTATCCGAGGTGGTCGCGGCCGGTGATGGTGGGGCACGGGCCGACTAGGTGGTGCTCGATGGGGTTGATGGCGCGGACCAGTTGGCCGCCTTGTTGGTCGGAGCCGACCAGGTTGTCGATGATGCGGTAGGTGTTGCCGGCGGTGTGGTGGCGGACGATGTGTGGGAGTTTGCAGGCGATCCAGAGGGCGAGGTCGCCGGTGGTGACGGTTTCGAGTCGGGGTGTGCGGCCGGATGCGATGTGGGCGACGGTTTCGGCGAGGTTGAGCAGTGTGGTGCGGGTGGTGCGGGCGAGTTTGGCGGCGTCGAAGTCGATGACGCTGAGTTCGTCGGGGCCGCGGGATCGGCCGATGGTGCCGGTGGTGGTGCGGTCGAGTCGTTGGATGCGGTTGTCGAGTTCTTCAAGTAGCCAAGGGATCTGCGACAGCATGTCGTCGAGGGCGTCGGTGCAGTCGTCGCAGAGGTAGTTCTGGGTGGTGCGGCGGCAGTGTTGGCAGGTGATCACTGGCGGTCCTCCGGGGTCCAACTTCCCCTGACGAGCGGCCATAGCCTGCCCGCGGCTTCGGCGGCGCGGAGATCCCAGTCCGTCAGTCCAAGGTCGGACTCGGGGAAGTAGGGCGCGCCGTGCTCGTAGAGGTATGCGATGTGGGTGGTTGATCCGCCGTCGCGGATGAACTCGACCCAGCCGACGTATCCGGCGCGCTGCTGCGCCTCGGTCAGGGCCATGCGATTGCCTCCAGTGCGAGGGTGTGGCGGGGTTTGGTGGGGAATGGCATGGGGTCGCCGTGGTGGTGGGCGCCGATGGTGGCGAGTGCGAGGGCGTCGGCGATGTCGTGGTTTCGGATGGTGGTGTTGGGCCACCAGGTGCGGACGGCGGCGAGGACGGCCTTTTTGTCGGCGTTGCCGTTGCCGGTGGCCCAGCGTGCGCGGGTCTTGGGTGCGATGACGGCGGTGGGGATTTTGCGGGCGCGTAGGGCGCTGTAGAGGCCCCACCAGAGGCCGGCGCCGTCGTGGGTGTAGGCGTTGGCGTGTGCGTAGGCGGGGCCTTCGATGACGGCGAGGTCGAGTGTCCAGGTGGCGAGTATTCCGGTGATGGTGCGGCATTGGGAGACGATGCGTCGGCTGCGGTGGTCGTAGCTGGCGCCGTCGCGGCCGCCGTGGCCGACGGCGTGGAGGTAGGCGGGGTTGCCGTGTTCGAGTATGGCGACGCCTGTACTGGTGAGGCTGGGGTCGATACCAGCAACGATCACTGGCCGCTCCCGACGCCGTTGAGCAGTGCCCCGACTGCGGTGGCGGTGGCTTCCCCGCCGGCCAGCACCCCGGCTGCGTACGTCTCGACGACGTTGGCCGAGAGCAGCTCGGCGATGGCGATGAGTGCGTGCGCGGTGGCGGCTTCGGGTTGGCCGTGAGCGATGTCGTCCTTGGCGCGTTCGATGTGCTCGGCGGGGATCACTGGGCACCGGCCTTGATCAGTTGGGAGACCGCGCAAGCGAACGTCTCGGCGAACCTGGTCAGTGCGTCGCTTCGATCGTCGGGCAGCTGTTCGTCGGGGTCGACAAGGGCGTGGACCGCGCGGACTAGCGACGTGAACGGGAGGGTTTCGTCGGGGCCGTCGAGCATTGCCCGGTACTCGCGGATCGCGATGTCGAGGGATTCTTCGGATTGTGCCCTGAACTGGTCAATTTGGGCTACGGCGGCAATGAATTCGGGGTCGGTGCTCATGCGGTGTGGCCTTTCGTGAGTGCGGCGCGGCAGGCGGCGATGCCGCGGCGTGCTGCTGGTGCGTGGTCGATGTGGTCGCAGACGGTGCCGTGGCGGTAGCCGTCCGCGTCGCACAGCCGGCAGGCCGCCCGGGCCTGGGCGGCTAGCTCGAGTTCGGCGTGCCGGGCCGCCAGTTCGGCGTCGCGTTGCGCTTGGGCCAACTCGGCGGCTGCTTGGGCGGCGGTGACGGGGTCGGGGCGTTCGTCGTCGGGCGTGCCGTACCGGTCAGGCATGAGCGGTCTCCTGCCAGTCGTGGTTGGGGCAGCGTGTGACGACGAGATCGTCGTTGGCGTCGTCTTCGATCAGTCCGCGCTCGTCGCAGTCGGGGCAGGCGCGGACTTCGGCCCAGAAGTCGGCGCGGCGCTGGGCACGGAGGTCGATGGGGTTGGGTTGCGCGGCGTCCCAGGCTTCGCGGCGCTCGCGCGCAGCGCCGCAGCCGCGGCACGGGCGGTCGGTTCCGCCGGGATGCTTGGGGCAGTGAGGGGGCGGTGGGGTGTTCGGGTCGAGCCCGCCGCGCTGGTGACCTTCCGTACCTACGTAACCCTCTAAGGGTGCTGGTGTAGAGGTGCTGGTGTAGGTGCTGGGGATCGGGACCGAATCGGCATACCCAATCGATTCACCGTTCTGGACCGCATGCGTATTACTGATCTGGACCGGATCGGGATTACTGATCCGATTAGTGATCGGGACCGATTGACCATCGGTTATCGGGAACGGAATCTGATCGGTATACGGCACCTCAGCCGACCCGTCCTTGCCCATGATCTTCGACAACGCCGGGCCGACGTCCTTGTGGCTCCACGACGAGTATTCGGGGTGCTCGTCGCGAACCCGGCGGATCTCGTCGACCACCGCGGCGCGCAGCATCTTCGACGCGATCCCGCTGTAGGCCTTGATGACCGCGGCGGCCATCTTCGGGTTGCGGAGGAGTTCGTCGCGGCGAATGTACGACCGCGCCAGCACCTCCTCGGTGTCCAGGTCGAACAGGCAGTAGCGGCCGGCTTCGAGGTGGTGTGCGGCGGTGAGAATGCGCGGCAGAGGTAGGTCGGGTGCTTTGGTGGTGAGCTTCTTTGGGAGCCATCGGGCGACGCCGCAGTAGCTGAGGTCGTCGAGGGTGAGGACGACGCGGGTGTAGAAGCCTTGGGCGTCGAAGGGCAGGGACTCGAATTCGTCGTCGCTGTTGATGTCGAGCCAGATTCGGGCGTGTTCGCGTGCCAAAGTGGGCTCCCTCGTTAGGTTGCGCAATCCGCGCAGCCGTAGCCGGCGCAGACGTCGCAGTCGGTGGTGTCGGGTTGGTAGGTGGTGCATCCGCACGGGCAGGTGCCGCCGTGGAAGTGGCCGCACAGGCACAGGATCGGGTGGGCCATCAGTCCGGCCACCTCCCGACGTACACGAGGGGCTGGTACGGATCGCCATCACCCCAACGGGCCGGGAACAGTTCGAAGATGAACATGCGGCCGTCGCGGCGGCGGTGGACGGTCGCGAATCCTGCCGGTGTCACGGTCATTGAATCCAGGGATGGCCAATGGACCTGTTCGTCGCGCAGGGCCACAGCGACGTCGTCGGCGTGGAAGATCACGACGGCCGGGGAGTCGTCACGTCCGTCGCCGATCGGGATACCCCAGGCGGTGCCGGCTTCCATGTCGATGGTTACCTCGTCGAGCGGCATCAGCTCACCGCCTTGAGCTGGTCGAGGATGCTGGCCGGTGGCGTCCACAGGCCGAGCTGGCCGCGGCACCGCGGCTGCTCACTAATCGGGATGGGGCGCGGGTTGGCCAGCACCAGGTGCTGGACATCCCACGGTTCGGCCCACTCGCTGCAGCAGTAGCTGTCCGTCGAGCGGTAGCAAGCGGTGCTGTCGTGCACATCGACCAGGTCCACCACGCCGAGGATCACCCCGTAGTCGAATATCCGCGGCGCGGTGACCCATTCGGGTGCGCGCATCGGCAGGCGGGCCAGCGCCTCCCGGTCGGGCTTCAGCGCGGCGTGGATGGCCAGCGGGCCGCGGTACTTGCCCGCGATGTTGCGAGTCCGGTTCTCAACATCCTTGCCCTGGTGGATGATCTGCCATGCCCACGGCTGGCGGACGGTGATAGCGCGCATCAGCTGACCGCCTCGGGGTATTGGTCCCAGGTGCGGCCGTCGAGCTGGCGGCCGGCAGCCTTCTTACCGACCCGGTACAGGAACGTCGGACGGTGGTGCGGGAAGTCGGCCAGCTGGGCTTCCCCGCGGCGTGGACCATCTGGCCAGTCCAGATCACCGGCCCGGTACTCACCACCGTCGTCGGCCATGACGAGCTGGTCGACACGGCGAAGCTCAGGACCGTAGTAGTAGGGCGACCATTCGCCCCACTGCTTGAACAGGAACGGCACACCCGCGTCCGTGCATTGGTCGCGCAGTGAGCGCGCCCAGTCCGGGTGCATGGGTCGGGCGCGGTGGCCCGACTCGCCGCCCACCACCACCCAATCGAGTCGTGGCGCCAGCTCCAGCGGACGCATCATCAGCGATCCGCCATTCGGTGTCGGCTCAGGTTCGGGCTCGCCCCAACGGGGTTGACCATGAGTCCAATACGGATGCAGGCCGATCGGGCCGAGTAGTGGTTCCGCGCTGATCCACCGCACCGCGGCCGGGGTGTCGAGTAGCGCGGGGATGCGGATGTCGGCCCACTGCTGGTTCTCCGTGCTGACGCCCAGCCAGACGTTCGGCAGTGGCCAGGGCAGATCATCGGCGAGCGTCCAGTCGGCGCGTTTGGCGTTGTTGCGCAGGTTGTGCGCGACGTTGCGCACCATGGCCTCAAAGTCGAGTCCGGGCGCGAGACGCTTCGCCGTGAGCAGTGAGTGCATCCGGCCGTGCCGCTTGGTGAGCACCTGGAAGGTGTGCCGCGGCGCTAGCGCCATGACGGCCCACACCTGGGCGATGTACTCGTCCGGCACGTCGTCGTGGAACAGGTCGGACATCGAGTTGACGAAGATCCGGCGGGGCCGGCGCCACCGCAACGGCAGGTCCAGCTTGTCGGGCCGCAGCTGCACATCGAACCCGTGCTCGAAGTAATGCCCGGGCGTGCCGCGGAAGCGTTCGGCGAACGTCGAGGCGTAGCAGTTCTGGCAGCCTGGGCTCGCCGGGCTCAGCTTTGTGCAACCAGTGACCGGATTCCAGGTGTCGTCGGCCCACTCGATCTTGGTGTTGGCGCTCATTGGCCGCCTCGTTGCATTCCGGCGGCGTCGCGTAGTTCGACGCGGGCAGCTGCCGCGAACGGGCTGTTGAAGTGCTCGCCGTGGGGCAGGCCCCGCCGGATCAGCTCGTGCAGGCGCGCGAGTTCGGCTTCGGCGGTCTCGGCACGCTGCTGCCAGTGGTTGCGTTCCTGGGTGAACACCGAAGTGAAATCAGGCATTAGCCACCTCGAATAGCTCCAGTTGCCCCACCGGCTCGGCATCGACGCCGAGGATTCGGCGCAGGCAATCCCGTTCCTGGTCGATGAGATCCATTGCGATCGCTAGGCGCTCAGCGTCTTCAGCGGCGCTCGGGTGGTAGCGGTCGCGTCCCAGGAAGTCCTGGTGCGGTTCCCGGCTGCGGCAGTGGCACCACAGTTCGGTCCGCCGGTGCTCGTCGAGGCGCGCTTTGTCGATGGCCTTGAGTTCGGCCAGCAGGTCGGCCGGGATCGTGGCGCGGAATCGGCGGATCTCCGCCCGGGTCACGGTGACCCGGACATCGCCCAGTAGTGGGCCGCCGGTGATCTTGTTGGCGCGGGTCTCGAAGCTGGTCAGCCAGTCGGGCCCATCGTCGAGGTGTCGGGTGCCGCCGCACATGGAGGCCATGTAGTGGTCGAGACCCGCGTCATCGATCAGCGCGCGGGTGATCGAGAGCCCGACGGCCCACAGCAGCCAACGTTGATCGGTGGTCAGCACAGGCCGTTCCGTTCGAGGATGGCGGCAACGACGGCCGCGCAAGCCTTCTCACCGGACACCTTGAGGTCGCCCATCGTGTCCGTGACGGTGAACCGCTTGGCGTCGACAGTGCTCAGGTGATTGCGAATCTCCTTGAACGCCTGTGCCTGCCGGTCGACCAGGCTGGCTACCCGCGGCATGGTGACCTCGGGGCTCTCGCCCATGGGCTCGTCGCCGTCGTCTGTCGCGTTCACCGGGTCACGCTCGCGGCGGTGATGTCCTCGCCGACCACCTCGCGGCAGCGCGGGCAGATGAATCGGTCGTTGGCCGGGTGCGCGGTGCGGGTCAGCGCGGTTTGCGGGCAGATGGCGCATTGGCTGATGTAGCCGAGCACGTCGTCGGGGGCCGTGGTCATTCGGCACCGCCGTCCTGCTGCTGACGCATGTGGGCGCCCCGGTTGTTACCGCCGAACGACCGAGCTGTGACCGGAAGCTTCCGGCCGCGGCCCGGCTTGTTGTAGCGCTCCATGATCACCAGCGCGGTGAGCACCGGCAGGGTGCCGGGCTGAACGTCACGCAGAGCAACCGCGGAGGTCTTGAGGTGCCGCGGCATCACGTCGAGCAGGACATCGACGAGCCGCTCCAGGTCGATGTCCTCCCGCAGGGAGTGCAGGATCAGCGCAAGTCCGTGGATGATCGGCGCATCGAGGCCGTCACGCCGATTCCCCCAGATGTCAAGGATCAACCCGAGGGTTTCGTCGAGCAGAGCGTCGTCAATGTCGGCGACCTTCTCCAGCGTGCCGACGCAACCGATGCAGCCTTCCTTGGGCGCGGGGTCGACAATGAGCCCACGCTTGTCCAGCACGGCTTGAATGCGTCCGATGATCCAGTCGCCGGACGCCAGTCGTGCCTTGTAGTGCTCGAAGACGTTGACCTTCTTGCGAGCACGGTTGAGCTGATCGAACAGCTTGGCTTCGTCGGCGACAGTGAGGCCGGTGTGGACGTTGGCGACCAGCATGGGCGGCGGGTCGAGCCGTTGGGCGGCGGCCCACCGGTGTTGTCCGTCGATGATGGCGTAGCGCGGCAGGCTGGCCGGGCCGCGGTCGGAGACTTCGACGATGCCGACCAGGCGGGGATTCCAGTCGCGGGCCATGCTGCGGGCGCGGAGGGGATCGCAGGCGCGTTGGTAGGTGATGTCAACGAAGACTTCGCTGGTGCTGATGGCGGTGACGTAGACGTCGTTCGCGGCCACCGCGGCAGCGGTCACTCGCCACCGTCCGAGAACGGGGGCCGACCGCACGCCTCGTCGTCCAGCTCGTCATCGTCGAGTACTTCGGCGTCGACCACATCATCGTCGTCGCCCGCGTCGGCCGAGACCTCGCCGTCCTCGTCGAACAATGCCGGCTGGTCACCGTCGGGGTCCGGCGGCTCAGCCGCGCCCTTCTCCACCGCCCACAGGATGTGGAACTTGCGGCCAAACCGGCGCTCACCATCAGTGCGCACCGTCTCGGACTGGCCAGTGCACTCCACCCGCACGATGTAGGTGCGCTTCTCCCCGACCTCCGGCGGATTATCCATAGCATTGGGCGTGCCACCGAAACCGAGGTAGGCAGGCGGTACGTCGTTGGCGTCGGGGTCAACGATGTTCACCAGATTATTCGTGGTAGGTACGTCGGCGGGTGCTTCGCGGTCAGTGATCAACATGTCAGCTAGGGCCTTTCAGGTTGTGGGGCTGTGGATTTCAGGCGTCGTCTTGCGCGAGCGTCGCGGTGTTTCAGAATCTCGGTGACCTTGTCGCCGAGCACCTTGGTCCGCGACCACCCGTAGAGCGAGTCGCAGACTTTCGCGACCTCCACGTCGTTGAGGTCATCAGTCGAGGTGACGTCGTCGCGGCCGACGATGAACCGGTAGATGATCAGGCGGTCCTCGCGGTTCTCGACCTGAATGTCGGCGTCGCCGAGCAGCTTGAACAGGCGCTTCTCCAAGGCTTTCCGGGTCTGCGTCTTCGGCTTCTCCTCCGGCGCGGGTTCCGGTTCCGGCTCGACGCTGACGACGACGTTCTCGGGCTCGGGAACGGGAACGGCTTCCTCGGCCGGCTCGGGCTCCGACGCCGGCTCAGGCTCGGCCTGCTGTGCTTCGTCCGCGGCGGACTCAGGCTCAGGTTCCGGTTCGGGTTCGGGTTCGGGTTCGGCCTCCGGGGTGACCTCGGCGACCGTGATCGGCTCGTCGTTCAGAATGTCGTCCGTCGTGACCGGCGCACTCCGACCCCGCGACGCCTGGACCGGCACCGGGTCACGGTCCCAGTTCTCCGAGTACAGATCCTCGCTCGTGTACGAGATCCCCATCAGCACATCGGGTGCCATCTCCCGACTCACCTCAGACTGAGCCTTCGCCTTGAGCATCGCCTGCGGGTCGGTGATGTACTTCATGTTCCCGAGGACCACGTGATACGTGCCGTTGCGGCCGGACTTCGTTTCAGTCACCCAGTCGGTCTTGACATTTGGCCGCTTCAGCGAGTCCGGCCCGGCGGGCTCCGGCACGTATCCCGCCATCCGCGCCCGATCGATCGTCCACGTCGATTCGTACGTGTCGCCATTGAGGTCGACGCCCTGCACCGTCACCGAGATGTCGGACTGTTCGACGGTGCGGATCTTGTAGCCGCGGGACTTCAGCAGCGCGACCATCGTGCGGGACTCGAGCGAAGGCATGCCGTGGATCGGGATGATTCGCTGCAACGACTGGATCGGGTTCAGGCCCAGCTCGGCGCCGTAGAGGATCGCCGCGGCGGCATCGGACACCTTGTCTTCGCCTTGGAACCGCTTCGGCACCATCTCGGTGCGCACCATGCCGGCAGCCAAGTGGCGGGCGTCCTGCATCATGGCGGCGTGCTCACGCAGCATCTGCCGGGCGGCGGCGGCCGGATGCTGAGCTGGCGGCAGGACTGTGAGCGATGATTCTTCGACCGTCGCAAGGTCGCTTGATGTCATGGGCTGTGATTCCTCTCGATTGGTGGTTGGGTTAGGCGACATCAGCAGCCGCCTCGATCTGGCGCCGCAACCAACGCGGCATGGACGCGGTGTGAATCTGATCGCCATAGCCAGGCCAGGTGTCGGCTGCCAGGCACTCCGAATACAGTTCGATGGCCTGCCGATTCTTGCTGCGCCCGTACTCGATCCACTCCGGCTCAACCTGATTCAGGCTCACCAGGTATGGCGCTTCCTTCATCTGCACGATGAACACAAACGCCGGGTCTTCGAAGCCGTGCTCGATCGCCGAGTCGATGTACCAGGCCGCCTGCTGGTCGTAGCCGAACTTGGCGACGGCCTTCTCGAACTCGGCGGGAGCGGCCGACACCGCAGTCTTGTAATCGACGATGATCAGCCGGCCCTTGCGGTCAGGCAGGAAGTCGAAACGCGCCCGCAACCGCACACCAGTGGCGTCATCATGGTGATAGGCCGATACCTCGGACGTGCCCGTGCTGAGCAACTTCGCCGCGTACGGGTTCTGAAACACGTTGCCCGCCATACGCTGCGCAATATCCATCTGCGCTTTGGTAATGACTGTCTTGCCCTGCTCGCGGGCGGCGGCTTCGGCCTGCTTCCACTTCGCCGTGGCCGACGGCTTATCGGCGGGCTTGCCGTCAGCCTTGAGCCCGTGCACCGCCGGATCGAGCACCTTCAGCTCGGCCCCTTCACCGAGCACCATCTTGTGCGCCGCATGCCCGAAGTCGTAGTGCTTCTTAGGCTTCGATCCGGCGATGCGATCCTGCATGAACTCAGCCGGCGAGGTGCGCAGCAGCAACCGCGCCCCCGACGACGAGAGACTGTGCGGATCACCGTGATAGACCGTGTCCGGGATGCGCGGGTACAGGCCGTCGTTCACCGGCACCTGGCTGGCCAGCGTGTGCCGACTCATCATCTCCGACGTGGGCGGCTTCGACGGGTCCACGCAGCCACGCAGTTCACGGCATCCGGCGCACATCCAGACCCGGTAGCAGTCGACCCACTGCAAGGTCTCGCCGGGCTTTTGGCGGGAGTGCCGGCGGCTGTAGCCACAGTTCTGGCACTTATCGGGACGCTCAGGAGGCACGAGCCACCTCCTCGGCACGCCGGTTCTTGGGTGGACGTCCGCCACGCGCCCCGGCCGTCGGTATGACGTTCTCGCCAGCTCGGACCCGCCGCAGCTCCCGCTCACTGAGCCCACCCCAAACGCCGTAGCGCTCGTCGTTGTCCAGGGCGTATTGCAGGCATTCGGCCCGGACCGGGCAGGCCCTGCACACGGTCTTGGCGTGGCGGGTGGTGCCGCCCTTGTCGGGGAAGAACGCGTCAGGATCGGTTTGCGCGCAGGGGGCTTGGTCGGTCCAGACCTCGCGGTTGAGCAGCGCGTCGGCGAAGGTCATCAGGAGCCCCGCTTCGCAAAACGGCCGTCAGGCCCGCGGTTAGGTGTCGGGGTGATAACGATGTGGTGCCACTCCTTGAACACGCCGACGGGGGCGCCGGCCCAGGCCTCCGACCGGACAATCAGCCGGCCTTCCCGGTCGATCTCGTAACCGTTGCCAGCGGGGACATCCACGGTCCTCGTGGCGTAGTCGCCGGGCGCGTTCTCCGGGTCGGGGATGGTGACGACGGCGCTCATACGATCAGCCACCGTTCCGGCGGCGCTACCTGCTCCACTACGACCTGCTGTTCGTCAGCCCGGTCGATGCACAGGTCGACCGCCACGAACATGACGGCGATGAACAGGAACCACCACAGCAGGGGGTGGATGTTGTCGTGCCAGCGGCGCCGCCACGGGCGCTGCGGTGTCACGCCGACACCGCCTCAGCGCCGAGCTGGCCACTGGCTGCGATCTCGGAGACGTGCACGAGATAGCCAAGGGCGCCGACCTTGCCGTACAGCACCTCGTTGTCGATCGGCAGTCCCTTGAACGCGGATCGCACGGCGTATGCCATTGCTGCCGGGTTGCCGTCGGCGAACATCCACGAGCCGCCTGCGAGCCGGTCCCACCAGTCCTCAACGTGGTATTCGACGGGCCCACTGCCGAGATCGACCGTCACGGTGGTCCCGGCGTGGGGCGCACGGTCGGGGTGAATGACGTTTCCGCCTAGGGCGGTAGAATCCTGCTCTGGCACTGCTGTTTCCTTCCGGGTTGTGGTGGTGTCCACGCCCCGCCACCGCTGCCCGGTGGCGGGGCACTTCTCTATCGGCGGTAGGCGTCGAGGTCGGCCACGGCGCGGCTGTGCTCGTTTTCGACAGCGGCCAGTGCGCCCGGTGTGGGGTCGATGCGGTCGATTCGCGCTACGAGATCCATCGCGGTGTGCACCAGCGCCTCAGCGAGCGCGCGGATGTCGGCGAGTTCGTCGCGCATTCCGTCGGCCACCGCTTCGGGTAGCGCGCGGGCCGCGGCGATCTCGTCACGCACCGCGCCCCAATCGATGGGCCACTGACTGGGGTGACTGGCGATGGGCCACTGACTGGTGTGGCTGGCTGCACCCGGGTGACCCGGGCCGGGTGCAGCCAGCCCGTCCACGCAGGTGTGAGCCCGAAGAAGCTCATCCCGGGTGGACGCGTCCGCTAGGGGCCCGAGGGGGGTGGGCGCAGCCTGCACGGACGGATGGGAGGCGTGATTGAAGTCGCTGAACAGCTGGGACAGCTTGGCGCGCATGCTCATCGGGCAGCTCCTTGCGTGTGAAGTGCATCCTGGACAGCAGCGCGGTACCGATCGAGAGCCGCGACGACGGTGGCCGCCGCGCCGATCGCGACCAGTTCGGCGCGGGCTTTGTCGAGATCGATGAGGGTGCGCCGGTAGAAGACGGCCACAGGATCGGTGGCGGCGCTCATGACTTACTGGCCTGGTGGGCGGTGCCCGGGCCGGCTTCCTCGACAGGCCCGGGCACCACGTGTGGGGATTCACCATTCAGCAGCGCGTCTACGTCGCCACGGCGGAATCGGAAGTGCCCGCCCGGGGTTCGCAGGGGGTTGATTCGGCCGGCTTTGACGGCGCGGGTGATTGTGATCTTGGAGACTCCAGCGAGGTCCGCGACTTCGGCGGTGGTGAGGAGTTCGTGCGGCGAGTAAGTATCCGTACTCGGTGACATGCCGACGACGATGACATACGGATACGTATGCCGTCAAGGGCAACACGTAAGACTTCGTATGTTTGAGTCCGTTTGACACTATTTGCGTGTGGTTGCACACTTGGGGCATGAGTATCCAGCCAGAGCGGGAGTTCGTGCCCGAATGGACCGACGGTGACAAGCTCCGAAAGGTCCGACGTCACCTCGGACTCACGCAAGAAGAATTCGCCGAGAAGATCGGCGTGAAGCCCTCGACCTATATGGCGTGGGAATCAGACCGCAACCGGATAACCGACCTCAAGACAATCGCGCGCCGGATCAAGCTGATGGCCGGCACGCCGTTGTGGTGGTGGTTCGACACCGAACGCCCGGACAACGGGGGTCCGGACGGAGGGGGTAGTGAGAGCCACCTGGGAGAATCGAACTCCCGACCTATTCATTACGAGTGAATTGCTCTACCGACTGAGCTAAGGTGGCGCGCCCCGCCTAAACCGGGCCGGGTCAGT